TATTCGGGGTCCGTTTGTGGACCCACGGAAACGTGATTGCAAGTACGATAGAAGTATGTACGACTATACAAAGGGTATTTTATGCCATTCTTTCTTGGGTCAATCATTCGACACCTGCTTACATTAGCGGCTGGTAGCTTGTTGGGTATCGGCATTACTGAGGATGACGCACACAACCTTGTAAGAGCTGCGGAGCCAGTTGTGGGTGGTGCTGTGCTTTACGGCGTATCTCAGGCTTGGTCACTTGTTGATAGCAAAAAGAAGAAGCGTTAAACGTCCGTAGAAAGACGGTAACGCTTGTAGCGAAGTTTGCTTTCTTCTGCTGCTGGCGTTGCTTTGTCTGCGTTTGTGTTTTCTTCCACGTATTTTACGATTAGGGCAAAGCGACCCTGTGACCTTACTTTGTCTAATTGCAGTTTAAATTGTTCCTTAGCTTGTTTACGCATTTCGTCAGCTAAGGAATCGTCATCATACAATTCACGTATGAGGTAGCTTAGGTTAAAGGCGACCGGTTGTGGCTCGAACAAGAACCACCGCAGTCTGGCCAGCTCACCGATTGTTTTGCGATACATGACGTTTTTGCGGTCGATAACCTTTTCGTGAAACGTTCGTTTTATGCTTATGTGCGGTAGTCCCTCTAAGCGGTCAAAAAAGAAGCAGTAGTCTTTTAACGCACGTTCAATAACCGCCAGCCACAAAGTTCTTTCGGGAAAGTCTCGGGTGACGTACTCTTCGTTTTGGTTACGGCTCATGTCGTTGCGCATTTTTTACCAGAGCAATCCAATCCTCTAAGTACATTGTGACTAGCCAAGGTTTGTGATTGCGCCGGTGCATTACTGTCGGGGTTCTATCGTGACAGTCTCTAAGCGCCTGGTCCATAGCGTTGTCAACGTTTAGTTTCTCTACTCGTTTACATTCGATGTGAAAACGATCTAGTTCGGTGCATACAACGTCAGAATCTCCAGCAGCACCGCAGAACTGTTGTGTTCGCCTAGCGGTGAATCCGTGTTCACGCAATTTCTGTGCCAACTCACGTTCACCGGCTGACCCTTTTTGTTTGCCGTTTACCATTAGTAGTAAGTCTCGTCTGACTCCGCTACTGACCACCGGTTGCAATCCTCGGCTCGAAATACTGTATCAATAGTCCTGTATTGTTTTGAGCTTGCGTTGGGTTTGTTACCGATAAAGTAAGCGTCTTTAAACATGATGCGGTTGGTAGGCATACAACAGATTCTTCCATCATCCAGCAGTATGAGATGTCCACACTTGTTTTGGTCAACTTGGAGCAGGACGCCAGACTCGCAAGCTGAATCAGGGAGCCAATCCACCGTACAGTAATAAGTGCCTTGCACAACAGACTTATCTTTAAGCAGTACATCGCATTGGTAGTCCTTTAAAAAGTCCAGGACGGTCACCACTGGCCGATAGCTGTAACAATCCCATAACTGTAAATCCTCCAGCTGCGTAGTCTCTACGAGCGGCGTGTCGTGTAATAACCAGTGTAGCGGAATGTGACGGAAGTGTGCGCCTGATTTTAGCAAGACATGAAAGTGCAGCGCACGTCCACGGTAAGACTGAATAGCGAACGCATAACCCTCCTCAAAGCCTTCAGTCTGCTCGTCTTGTGTCAGAAATCGAGCAGGGATGAGGCATTTAAATGGAGGTATGTTTGCGTTCATTTACCAAGCCTTGCATGACCAATAACGAGCTTTAGTCTTTGGACCTGGGTTGTCACAGTTGTGCCTAGCTCTAAAAGACTTTCTGCGTCCAGGTTCGTTTTTTCTAATGCGCATTTCGGGATCACCGAAACGTACTTTGACTACGTTACCTTTTTCATTCTTGACGTAGACCGCTGACTTCTTGGACTCGCCAGGTGTGCGGAAAGGTTTGTTGAGCCGAATGTTACGCTCTAGGTTTTTGCGAATGTTTGATTCACCAGCCATTACTTTTTACCCTTTTTCTTTTCAGCGCCTCTTATCTTGCCTTTGTTGATGGATGCGTAAAAGACCTCATCACCTTTGTCTTTCCCGTAATACTTTTCCATCGACTCTCGAATCTTGAGACCTTTCTTTGTCAGCGGCATAATTGCTTTCCCTTAAAAGCATAGTCTCAAAAAGTTTAGCATCTCGCACAACCTTATCGTATGCGGTTTTGTGAGCTTGATTATGCGCCGCTTGCAACTCCCGCCGGAACTGTTCTGCAAATAAGTCTTTTACGGGTTTAGTTGAGGTCATGACGCTCCATGTAAAAACCGTGGCCGGATAGCGTGTGTACCTCTACTGCGTCACAGTGCATGACTTGGTCCATTAGTATTTTGGCCATCTCGTGTGGCTCTACGTTGTAGTGCGCATCGACTAAAGCTCGTATGTCTGGCCGTGGCTCGTAGCGGTATTGGTAGTCGTCATTTTCCCTGATGTGCAGGGTAATTTCCCATTTACCGTCGGTGACTTTATACAGCGAAAAGAGCTTCATCTGTTACCTCAATAAGTTCAGGGTTTAATGCGGATTGTGGTACTGCCCAATACGAAGTGCGGTTAGGTTGAAACGGGTTGTTTGTTGCTTCTTTCCAATACTCTGGTTTGACGCAATCTTTCCCGTAAAGCCAGCCGACAATAGTGGTGCGAGGGTATACCCCGACAACGAAATAAAACTTTGTGTTTGCAAAGTTTGGTTTCTGTGTGTCTTTAGGACGGATAGGCATGTCGGCTTTAACGTTAGTGCTTGAGCGCACCTCTACGTTAAATCCAACGTCCGGTAGGTCTCTGTCACTACTGCTAAGGTTACAATACAGGTTCAAGGCTTTTGCCACGGTTAGTTCGGCAATCGCTCCATGTATGTCGGTTGCAAACCGGTCTCCTAAGTCGCCTCCCTGGTTGTCCTTGGCTTCCCGCTGAATGGCCTTAAAACGCCGCTGAAGGCCAGCAACAGCGGCATTGAAGGCTTCTCCTGGCTCTAGTTTGAAGTAGCTCATAAAAGCCTCCTAGCAGCCTAAAAAGGGATGTCGTCGTACTCTTCGTACTTCACGGCTGGTCCTGGCTTTCCTTGACCGCTGGAGACGCCTTCTAGTTCGTGGGCCGCTCGGTCTGCCGCTCTGTCGTTGCGCCAGTTCTGCACCTGGGTCAGCAGTTCGTTAAGTACCGTTATGTCGTCGGGATACCAGTATTTACTTTCCTTGTACTCGCCGGTGGTCTTGTCTTTGTAGGTCTTGCGGATTGTGTAGCTGTAACCTCGCTCACCCTGCCACGCTGCTATGTCTATTCCCTTCATTCGCCATGATTGTGCTGGTCTTGCCATGTTGCCTCCTAAAATGATTGCGTTACGTCGCATACGTTAGTACACTCTGAGATATGGTACAAGATAAAAAAGATGCAGAAAATAATCAGGACTTAGAAAAGTACGTAACAATACGCACCGTGTGTGAGCATTTTGCCATCTCAGAAGCGTTTGTACGCAAGATGTTAAAACAAGGATTGCCGCATTTACGTGCAGGAGTGGAATATCGTCTGCGCTTATCTGAAGTTGAATCTTGGATGAAACAAGAATAAAAAAAAACCACTCGATGCTTGGCGGCGAAGGAGTGGCTTTTCAACAGTGCTGGAGGAATTGCTCCTCTCGGAACTAATTTAAAAAAATTAACTCGCACATGGATAATAACAAAAAACACCAATTCAGCATAGTGGATCTTTCCCTAGTCGATCAGGGTTTAGAACACTTTGAAGCGATGATTGTGGCCTATGTGATCGGTTGGGAAAAAAGCACCGGTCTATGTTGCGCAGGGATTCCTCACATCGCTAAAGACCTTCGATTATCAGAGCGCAGCGTTAGACGTTATATAAAACGATTGATTGTTCTTGGTTACCACAGCTTCATGCGATTGCGGCCAAATTGGCCGGAGTCGATGGTTCTATTGCGGCCAAAATGGCCGCTCAGACCGGCCAAAATGGCCACGAATTGCGGCCAAATTGGCCGCCTATAAATAATAATATAAATAATACTATAAAAAATTCTAAGACCGATTTGAATCAACCTGTCATAAGTCAAAAACCAACAAAGACAACTCTTGTCTGGTCTCAAGAAAAAAATGCGATGGTCAGAGTGCGTTACTAAAGCGGCTATAGGATGATGATGCCTCTAAAAGCCTCCAGGATGAAGCCAGTGGCACGAAGTAGGGTTGGGGTAGGTCTCAGGGTGGGTAGCAAGGTATCTTTCAATAGCGTTCGTTTTAGAGGCTTTAAAGATAGCTTGTTTTTAAGTGGTGATATGTGTACATTCGGAGTGCATCAGTTGTTTTGGTGCCTCCATTCGGCCCCGCTCGGTACGTCCATGCCAAGCGGGGTTTTTTATTGGTACTGAGGTGGCAGGGCTCGAACCTGCGACGGGGTGCTTAACAGGCACCTGCTCTACCTACTGAGCTACACCTCATCCTGATTACTCTTCTGTGTTCTCTCCAAACAGGTCTGTAACGTGGTCCATTAACCAGAACAAACCATCCTTCTGACCCTGCTCAAACTCGCCTTTCGGCTCGCCTATCTCAAAGTCTACCCGTCTGACGAATTCTGCGATGTAAATTTTGAGCTGTTTCGCTCCCGCCACATACGCAATTTGATAATCGAAGTTTTCCTGTGGCCTATTACGCCTCGGAGTAAACTCCACAGCAAATTCTTTAGCGTCTTTCTCAATTTGTCCTCTAACGTCCATGACTTATGTACCATTTTAATGCTTTTTCTATTGCGTCCTTAATTGACTGGCGATTCTCCCTGGCCAGCTTTTGAAACTGCGTAAACAACTCCACGTTCACATACGCTGTGTAACGTTTATAACCGGTAGGCGGGGAATCATAGCTTTGTCTTTCAGGTATGCGCTTCATCTGTATCAACCACGTAGTGTGTTAATCTTTCTAAACGAAATTTGGTTTTGAACCGATTTTCAGAAATTTCTGTAGCACCATTTTGCAACAGGTATTCCCGACCGGCTTGCCGCTTTGTCTCGTCAAGCGTCGATAGGTCATAGACCGTTGGAGTTAGCTTTCCAG